ACTGATGTTTCTTAGAAATAGGTGTAACATCTAAAATCTTCAGTAACTCAGCCTTTTTACAAGCCTCACCCGCAGCCTCACAACAAGGTCCATTTGCAGCAGGTCCAGCAAGTGGTTCACAAGAACCTCCACATTCACTGTTAAATGTATTTCCGCTTCCAGTAGAGTCAATACACTCCGCGATAGTGTCAGCCTCAATATTCAAGGCCTCGCTTTCAATTGCAAGAATTTGATCTATTATTTTAGCTGCTGCTGCTTTACTTACAGCATTATCTGCTATAGCAGTTATTTCACTATAAACAATTTCATCGCTCGTAGATGAACCTAAAGCGCTTTGAATTGCATCTAATGCAATTTTACTTGCATCATACTCCATATAAGTAACTAGATCAGTACCTAAATCAGGATAACCATATTCAATAGGTATTGTTCTAATAGCAGTATAAGCAGCCTCTGATGCTTGTCTCCAAACAGAATCTTCACTAGCTATAAAACGTTGAATTGTAACGGTAGTCGCAGGTCCACCACCAATTGGTGTAAGTGCAATTATAGTAGAAACTGGATTTACGTTTTCAAGGTCTACAGCTGCATACCCAGATAAATCTACAAATGTAGATGTACCGTCTACTTTATTTATTCTTAATGCTCCCATAATTTAAAATTTTAAAAGGTTAATAAATTATGCTACGAACAATACGAAGTTATTAGCAGCTTGTACACATAGACATCTTTCAGATAAGTAATGAACTTCCATAGCATCTAAAGATGATGTATAAGCACCACCTACAGAACCAGTAATCCATGACTTCATTCTTCTGTCGTCAGTCTCAGAAGCTCTATATCTTACATGTAAGAACGGACGTCTGATATTAGATCCTAACATTTGATCATATACTGTAGATGTTCCAGCAGGTATTAATACACCTTTAATGTCATCTACTAATCCTCTTGTTGTAGCATCATTTAGATATTTCCAATCAGTTTTATAGAAATCATAAGAACCTCTTCTAAAACCAGAGAAACCAAAGTTAAGTGCCATTTCAGCTTCGTTGTCAAATAGACCATAAGAAGCAGCGCTTGTGTTGTTATAACCACCACCAGCTTGAGCAGCAATCATGTCGTCAAAATCAAGAGCAGTAGCTCTGTCTAAGAATAACATGTTTTCTTCGATAGCTCCTTGTAAATCTAACTGAGCAAGGATTTGATCAAAATCACCTAATGCACCAGAACCTGGGTTAGCAGCACCAGAGAAACCAGCATATACATTACCTCTTTCTTCTAATGCAGAGAATAAACCTTGAGTACCAGAACCAGACGAGGCAAGACCATTAGTAGCAACACCAGATCCAGCAGCAGCAAGCTCACCTTCAACCATTGACATTTCTAAATAATCTTCATATCTTAATCTAGTTTCAGACTCAGCTTTCATATACCATAAGAATCCAGATGTTCCGTCTTCAGTAGCAACTTCAACCCAACCAATTTGAGCAGTGTCAGAACCGTTAACTAAATACTTGTCTTTGATAATGATTGGTCTGTTAGAGAACTGAGTGAAAGAAGGAGTAACTGATCCATCCATTCCTAAAGTTCCTTTTGCAAAATCAGAACCGTAAACAAACATTTTTAAGTTTACTGAGTTAAGAGCTCCAAAGTTTGGTGCAGTATAACATACAGCATCAAAAGTAAATACACCTGGGTTACCTGGGTTAGGAGCAGATATAATTAAACCTTTTAACGTTAATCCAGAAGCTGGATCAAAAACAACAAAAGTTTGATTAACTCTAACTACAACTTCGTTACCAGCAGGAACGTTAACTGTAAATGTAGCTTGATTAGCAGCATCTACTTTGCTTACGTTCTCATACCCAATATGTAGTCTATTTTGTTCAGACCAAATAACTTGATCAGATGTCATAGGCATTTCAGCGCCTACCATTCTTAAGAATCCAGATAACGTTCTGTTACCGAATCTTTCTACCTCTTGCTCATAAAGCTCAGGTAGGTATTGTTGTGCAAAGCTAGCAAAATCCGCTGCACCTGGATCATTCCACTGTAAATAGTTACTCGATAAAATCGATTGATCCTGTGTAGGAGTAATACCAGCATTTTGTACTGTAAAATTTCCTAAAGGCATAATTTTAAGTTTTTATTTTCGTTTTATTTTTAATTTAGAACTATTAACACCACTTACTGCTTTCAACTTCATTCCATTTATATAAATAGAATCATCATTAGGTGAAAACCGAGCTTCAGTATTTATATTTTTATTTTTAGCATATTCTTGTTTTAAAGCATCTGCCTTACCTTGCTCATAAAAATGATTTGCAATAGTATCTATGTTTTTAGCTGCGAACAAAGATTTATGATATTTATTATAATCTTTCACTGATCCTTTTTCATCTAAGAACATCTTAAAGAAATTATTAATGTCAGATTGACTATTAGCTAACTCTTGTGGATTATTAACATTATATCTAACCTTTTTATCACCTAAATTAAAATCAAAACCTTTGAAATCGTTGAAAAAATTGTTAGTGCTATTAATAAACTCTTCTCGAGTTTGTTTAAGTTTATCTTGTTCGTTGTTGTATCGGTTAAAAAATTCCATAGCTTTCTGTTGTTCTTGAGTAATACCAGGTCTCAACTTGATTTCCTCATAGTATTTACTCTTAGTATCTTCCAAAAAGTTTTTGGCTTTTGCAACCTCTTCTTTTATAGCAAGTTTTTTCTTGCGTATAATATTTTCTTCCTCAGTTTCTTCATCATAAGCGAATTGATCATTTAGCAAAAAATCGATTTCTTCTGAATCTAAATGAGGTTTAGTATTTTTATAATATTCTCTTAATAAAGTAACATCATCAAATGAACTATAATCTCTATTTAACCTTACATAGTCTTCAACTGTTCCACCAGTATCCTCCATGAATGTTACTAGTTTTTCTATATTTTCTGGAAGTTGTCTTCCAGTTTGATTGCTTTCTTGTACAGCTTCTTTTAGTTCTTGGGTTGTTTCTTTTATTTCTTCTTCTATTACTTCAGAAATAGGATTTTCTATTTTTTCGACTTGCGAACTTTCTTCTGTAGCTTGCTGTATCTCTGGTTTGGTAGTTTCAACTTCTTGAATACTTCCGGTAGATTCGCTGCTAGATACTTCCACTGGGCTTGACTCTTTATCGGCATTTGTATCTTTATTTTCTTGTTCTACTTTTAATCTAACTACTGAATTTTCATTAGATAACTTTCTTGGTCTACCTCTTTTCTTTTTTATTTTAAAGTCACCTTCTTGAGGTACATCTTTTGTTTCTTCCATGATATGATATTATATAATTAAATGTTCGGTGATACTTCAAAGTTTGTTGGTAAAGTTTCATTTTGTCTTTGTTGTATCATCGTACTTTGTTGTGTTGCTTGCATTTTAGTTCTTTTATCTTTTCTATCCTCTATCATCTCTTCTCTCTGTTTCATTCTATCAACTTCCATTTGTTTTAGTTGTTGATCATAAGTAAATTGTATTTCCATTAATTGTTTCTTAACTTCACCTTCAGTCTGTATTTTTTGTATGTCAAACTGAGATTTACCTTGTTCAATTTGAAGAGTTGTTTGAGCTATAGCTTGTTGTTTTTGAACTTCAGCTGCAGCAGTTCTTTCAGCAGTTTCTGCTTGAGCTTGAGCTTGAGCTTGAATCATTTGCTCTTGTTGTGCTTGATCTTGCTCTTGCTTTTGTTTTTGTTTTAATTTAAGAAGTTTATTTGCTAGTTTTAAGTTTTTTATTTCTCTTATGTCAATAGCATCTGATAAGCTTATAGTTTGTTGTTGTAAAGCCATTTGAATATTTTGCTCTAACATGGCTCTTTCTTCTTCATCTGGTTCTATTTCTAAATAAATACCAAAATCATATAAGTGTAGATTTCTTATTTCTTCTAATGTTTTTACATTATACAAGCTTATACTATCTATAAGACTTTCTCTTAATAAATCAAACTCTATACTATCTGAAACTCTAAGAGAAATATTTTCGCATGCTCTAAGAGTTAGATATAAACTAGCATTTAAAATATGTTTAGTAGCTGTATTACTATTAGCAGCTGCTAATTTTTGTAAACCAACTAATGTATCTTTACCAGGATTACTACCATCTCTAGCTTCATTTAAGCCGGTCACGTCTCTTATCATTTGCAAATAATACTGGTACGTAGATATTAATGATTGTATTTTAGCTTGACCAGACGAACTATTTAATTCTTGTATTGGTACTTTACCTTGATTATAATCACCGTCTTGTGTCATAGATCTACCTACGATACTACCAGTTTGGAAATACATATTCAATGCTTCTGCTGGATTATAACTAGTACCATTACCAAGATCAACTTCTGCTAAACCATCTACATCCATAAATACACCATCAGGAACTGTTCTAGATAAAACCTGTTGTAGTTTCAATGATGTTAGTTGAATCATATCAGCAAAACTCATCATTCTTTCCACCAACGACTCTATTCTGCCTTTATATAAATGAGGTGCACAAATAACATAATTCATATTAACCTTACAAGTATTTGAAAATGGTCTTGTCATATTTTCAGCTACTTGCCAATTTAACATTATTGGATGACCTAAAATTTTAGCACCACTATATAATACCTCTATTGATCTTGACACTTTATCAAAATTATCATTAGGTGGTGGATTAAAAAAGTCTTCTTTCTCTATAGCTTTCTCTAAACCTTGCTCTGTATATTTTATTTTATAAACTTGATCAGCGTATGTTTTATATTCAAAAAATAAAACTTGTACAGTATTGTTGTTATTTTGACCTTCCCAGTTTCTAGTATAGTTTGTATTTCCAGGATACTTTTGTATTTGCTCAAGTTCTTGATTTGATATATGTGGAAAAAGTTTTTTAAGTTCAGGGACACTTAATGACTTAACTTCACCTACGTAATATATATCTTCAAAATTAGGATCTTCAGTGTAAGACCAAACTAAGTTAGCAGGATCTACATAATCTATAGTAATACCTTCAGCTTTATTCCAACCTGTTTTTACAGCACCTATACCTAATACAACTAAATCTCTATTGAATCTATTTCTTACTAAATCATATTTATTTTTAGCAAGTGTATTTTCAATTAACTCTTCCTCTGCTATTTCTACTGACTGTTTATAGTCTAACTGCATGTGTATTTCAAGTTCCTGCTCTGTTTCAGGTGAACCCAATGGAGCTTCACTTATATCTATACCAAGTTTATTTTGAACTGTTTCAATAAACTCTCTAGTTTTAATATCTCTAAATATTTTTTCAGCGTATTCTGTTCTAGCTTTTTGCGATGATGGATCTTGTGAATAAGCTTTAATATCATATATTTTATCTGACATTCCGTTTACAACTATATCCACAAACTTTGGAATAACTGGCACTGGTTTCCAGTCTAAGTTAAGATATGATAAATCACCATTAATAGATAATTCGTCTTTATACTTTTGAACAGATTGCTCTCCTCTAGCGTATAGTCTACGTTGATGAAATATATTATAATTAAATGCGTATCTATTTCCTCCTACTCCTTGTCTAAACCACTCTCCTTCTATAGCCTGCGCAACTTGCAGTCCATAGTCTAATGTCATTTTCTCACTTTGTGGTACGACTTGATCTGGAAAAGAACTTCTATTATTGGTGTAAATCATGTATTTATTATTTTTGAAACTATACCTTTGTTATTGTATCTTTTTATACCTAAATCAATATTTTTTGTAATTCTATCTGCCACTGGTTTGTATTTATTTTTATTACAAGCCATAATGGCTAAACCAGAACTAATAGAAGCATCATGCTTTGTTCTATTGTTTATATTAAATCTAGCCCAATCTTCTAGTGTTTTTTGAAAATACATATCTCCACAGCTTCCACTTTCGTTATATCCTACATAATCATTAATGTAAGCTTCTATAGCAGCTGCATGAGATTGTTTTATATCTTCACTTGAATTAGGTATGCCACCTATTTCTTTTTCAGCTATTGATAATTTATTCCAAACTTTATCAGGACGATTCATGCTAAATCCCCTGTATCCTCTTCGTTTTAAATAATACAATAATCTAGGTTTATTATTTTCAGCAAGTATTGGCATACCATAAAATACTAAAGCCATAAGTACGTCCTCAAAAAATGTATCTGCTGTTTGAGGTCTTGCTATATATTCTAAGAAAAAATGATTTGGTGGTGCATCTTCCATTGAAAACTTAGTAAGTCCATGAAGTGCTCCATTAGATCCTTTACCATCTACCGTGCCTGATATATCATAAGAGTCACAACCAAAAGCACCAACGTGTTCATTTCCAGGGTACTTTATTCCATTTTTTATTATCACTTGATTTTGTAAGTTTTTAGGTGGTACCCAACTAACTTTAAATCTACCATCTTTGTTAGGTATAAAAACTACAGATGTATCTTGCACTCCATTAACCCAGTTAAAGCTACCAGTAGTAACTGTTGCTAGGTTATTTATTTCTTCATTAAAATCAATTTGTTCGTATATTTTTGTTAGATTAAATAAACTATTTTTTGTTTCATCTCTAAAAGCATGTTGCTCTGTACGTGGAAACTGTCTATAATATTCATTTAAACTATCAGCATCATGTTTTAAACCATCTACTTCGTTTTCCCAATGTTCGATGACTCCGATGTCAATTGGCGTATTGTCGATACCGAGGACTGGATCTTTTGGCGTTGTGAATATAGGAAGTCCATAAGAATCCATGAATCCTTCGTAGTTCCACTCCATAGGTATGAACAAAGAGTAGAGTCCAGAAGATGTTTGTCCATTTCTATTTCTTTTTGTAACGTCTGAATTGTAGTAAAGTTTTTTGAA